GATTTGTTATAATTGAGAAACCAAAAACATATGATATAAATTGAGGGGATATCACATTTCCGGTTATAAAAAATGTGAACCCTAAAACTTTGGGGGGTGAATTACAATCGTTAAAACCTATTGATAATGGAAAGTAATTTAGACCCCAATATGGTTGAGACCTTGGACCAAGTATATGAATGTTATGAAACAGAACATAGTATGTCAACTGCTCGGTGGATTCACCCAATGTTTCAAAATGGAACTTATAGTGAGGATAATTCCTGTCAACCATCTAATCCTGGAAAACTTTTAACAAAAGAAGAATTCTATAATGAGATGAATACAAATAGTGAATTGTATAAAGAGTGGGATAAAGCCATCGCCACACTTTATATTTACATATCAAAACAAAATAGAAATGAATAAATGGTCTAACTACGGAAAGTGGAGACACCCTAAACAAAGAAATAAGTGCATGAACACATTAGATAAACAATATCAGGACTTACTCCAAGACATTCTTAACAACGGAGCAACAAAACAAGACAGAACCGGTACAGGAACAATCTCAGTATTCGGAAGACAGATACGTCACAATATGAAGGATGGTTTTCCACTTCTTACTACAAAGAAGATGCCATTTAAAACAATTGTAACAGAACTTCTTTGGTTCTTACGAGGCGATACTAATATTGAGTTCCTTGTTGATAATAATTGTCATATATGGGATGGCGATGCTTACAAGAATTATAGAAGTAAAAATTTAACTTCTAAAGGTGATAGTCTAACTCAAGAAGAATTCATCAACAAAATCAAAAACGATAGTGGGTTTGCTAAGAAGTGGGGTGAGTTAGGTCCAATTTATGGTAAGCAATGGAGAAGTTGGGGAAAATATAATTTTACCGTTGATAATGATTTTGGAAATGGTGAATATGGCGGTGGATGGAATATCGAACAAATAGACCAAATCCAAAACCTAATTAACAAACTTAAAATAAATCCAGACTCAAGACGATTAATGGTTAATGCTTGGAATGTTGGAGAATTAGACCAAACGGTGCTTCCACCTTGTCATTATGGATTTCAAGTTTATACAAGAGAGTTGAGTGGTGAAGAAAGAAAAGATATTTGGAATAAAAACAACTTCAGTCAAGATATGTCGTGGCATAATATGGAAGAACACGATATTATAGATTTACTAAACGAAGATAACATCCCGACAAGAGCAATCTCTTTAATGTGGAATCAACGTTCAGTAGATACATTCTTAGGTTTACCATTTAACATCGCTTCTTATGGATTGTTATTAGAAATAATTGCAAAAGAAGTAAATATGGTTCCTGACCAGTTGATTGGAAATCTTGGTGATGTTCATTTGTATTTAAATCATATTGAACAGGCAAAAGAACAGATTGGTAGGGAGTATGCACTAAGTGAAAGAGTACGTTTATCTGAAGAAATTAATGGTAACCTTAAACATCAAACAAGTATTGGTATGAGTTATATTGATGATACCTTGAAAATACCAAAAAGAACTAGAGAACCATTCCCATTACCAACATTAAAATTTTCTAATTGGTATAAGAATGCGAATGAAGAACAACATTCGTCAATAGTATTTAATGATTGGATTAAATCATTAAAACCGGATGATTTTATTTTGGAAAATTATCAATCACACCCAACAATTAAAGCTCCATTATCCAACTAATATGAAAAGTCCATTAACCGGAAAAGAAATGAAATTGGTGTCAGAACCATCAACGATGGATTACAAAGGTAAAACATACAATGTAATCCATCATCATTATTTATGTGAACTAACTAATGAAAAATTTACCACCACAGAATTGGATGAGATGAATTTATTGGAACTAAACAAACAAGTCAAACTTGATTTTTTTGATGAATGTGGTCTTTTAGATAGTGACGAGAGAAAAATTAACATAGCAACCCTATATGAGGGTAAAGATAAACAAGAAATAAAATGATACAACCAGCAACAGAATTTGAAATAATGAGAACTCTCCATACTTTATGGATTGATAATCTAATAACTTGGGAACAAGTTGAGAATCTTTTAATTCAAAGTTGTCAATTAGAATTGACATTTATGGATAAAACCAAATTTAACGCAGAATCATTAGATGGGGTATCCAAATATGAGATTAGTTAATAAAACTTCATATATAGTTCAACTATTTTTGTTGCTAATCTACCAATAGTTCTATTAACATCATCTAAATCAATTTCCTTACCTTTTGATTCCATCCATTTTATCGTACCCTGAATCATTATGTCTTTAGATTCTTCAGCACTGTCTAACATGTCTTGAAAATCTTCATTGTCTTCCTGATTTTCACCATAATATCGGTCAATCCATTTTTTACCGGAATATAAGAACGGTCCTGATTGAAACATATTCACAGGACCGGCCTTTTGAACTTTCTTAAGGTATTCTTTTAAAAATTTCCAATCAAAATTTTCAAAAATTTCAGGATTTTTAGTGGCAAAATCAAATCTATTATCACCTGTTTGTTCTTCAATTCGTTCTTCATAAATTTTCTTCCAAGCGTCAGTGACACTAACTAAAGATAATTTACTACCATTATCCCAATCAACACTAATCAATACATCGTCCTCATTTGGTTCAAATGGGTCTTTTTGAATTTTAGTCACAGTACCCATAGTCCCCGGAGGAACTGAAGTTTCTCCGTCCATGTGATAACAAATTACTCTATCTCCCACTTTTAAGGGAGGATTTAACATTCCTTTCATATTTATAAATATTATCAATATATTTATTAGTATGGAATTTTTAATTAACGAATCACAATTAAAACTTATATTAACCGAAGAACAAAGTTCTCGATTAACGGAATCAATCAAAATCATGAATGATTACACCGTTAATTTAGTTAAGAAACTTAAAACATTTTATGGTTTAAATTTTAAAATGTTATTGACTTGGGGAGCTTCAGTTGGAGGTTTAATGATGCCGTTGGATAATTTTATAAAATCCGGAAATTTTAATTTAGATAACCAACAAGAGATATTGATATTGGGCGCGGTGGCATCAATACTTTTTTCTGAAAATCAAAGAAATATTACTACTTTACTGAAAAAAATAAAAGAAGATGGTTTGACTGATGTTTTTCAAATAATATTAAACAAAGGTGAAGAACTTAAAACATCTTTTGTTGAGTTTCTTAAGTCATTAAAAGTTAGTATCGGTAGTTTTATGGAAATGACCGCTTACGCCTTTTTAATCCCAATTTTATTCGATATTCTTAATGTTGCTGACCAATCAACCAGTATTCGTCAAGGGTCGTTATTGATTGCCGAAAGAATTATGGCATCAGGGTTAATTTTTATCGCCCGAGAATCAATTTATAATTTAATAAGAAAAATTATCAAAAGAATAATATAATTATTTGTCTTCTAATATTTTTTGGATTACCCTTTCTTTTTGTTCAGGAGTTAAAGAATGTTTGTGTTGATATTTTTCAAACCAATTTCTAACTAAAGTTTCAAAATTATCATTTTTTTCTTGAGACCTCATTTTGAACCCAGCCCTTTGAGCTCCAATTTCTTTATCTTGAGTATAATAATTCTCTGAGCCTCCAACTTCTTCACCCATCACCATTCCATCATTAATTTGTTTAATATGTTCAATCTCATGTCTAACAGTTTCAATTAATTCACCAATTAATTCCTCCATAGATTCTTTAGTCGTGTTAGGGTTTAATACTACATTAATATAAATTACATCGTCATCATAGTACAAATCACCATCAACCTCAAAATCATTCACATCTTCACTAATCTCTAAATCAAGGTCTAAGGTAAACCCATCAATTGGGAATAGAGTATAAACCATACGATTCTCATCACCGAAATATTCCGGTAATGAAAATTTACCAAATTCATTTTCATTTATAACTTTAAGAATATCTCCAACCAAAAGTTTGGTTAAATCATTTAACTGGTTAGTTGGATTTTCTGATTCGTTTAATTTCATAGGTTCTACTTCATTTATAACCCTTGTACATATAGTGGGGTGATTGATTGAAAATATTTTTAAAAATTCTTCTAATTTTTGGTCCATAACCCATCGTAATTGATGGTAAGCATTATCTGTTGTGGAAATTGGGACATCAGTACCATATATATTAGCATAAAGTGAGTACCACTTATCCGAAACAAAATCTGTTTTCAAAATATATAAAGTGTATTGAACGAATGTTGTCCAATCACCAATACGAATATAATCTTTTGTTCCGGTTATTTCAACCTTTACATTGGTTTTTATATTATAATCTTCATCGTGAGTAGGTTGAACGACAACTTCAAAAGTATGATTTTGAAAAAATTGATTTAATCGGTCTATAATAGGTTTGATATCTTCCATACCATATAAATACTACCTAAATGGTATTACTATTCCGACACCATATCTAAATCCATCCATATAATTCACACCAACGACAAAATCGAAACCTCTATCAGTATCTGTAAGTATCCTTAATGGATATACCTTAACCCACACATCAGGTTTAAATTTAACTTCATCAATATATGTTTCCATGAATACACCACCCATAACACTAATTTTATGGTTAGTTAAACTCCCACCAACACGATTCAACATTGACATCGGAGTGGTATAAATGTAGGGTTGAGGTAAAGTTGTTGTTATGTAACCTCCAACATAAAAACCAACGGAAGTGTGGTGGTTGTTATAAGTCGCAACAATTGTGTTTTGGTTTGGAACATACATAAAGTCCGCATCCTGAGACATTCCCAAAAATGGAATGATTAAAAATAAGAGTGAGTATATTGTTTTCATAAAGCAAATTTACTATATTTATTTCAAATAAAAAAAAATATTATGGAAAAAATGAACCAAAAACTATTTGAGATGTTAAAATCATCTGCGGAGGCCGATAAAAAAATGGCTTTATTATCACTTGACCTATTAGGGAATAAATCAGTAGGTATTGGAGACCACTCAACAAAAGATTTTTATAATAATGCGAATGAAGCGTTAAATATGTTGGCAGATGCCGATGACCGATTAGATATTTTAGAAAAATACTTCTCTCAAAATTTGACAGATTAAATAATTTAAAGTATAATTGATAAAAAATAATAACTTATGTCAAGATTAACTGAACTTAAAAAACAATATCCGGAATTGAATGTATCAATTATTGATGTGTTTAACAAAATTGATGGGTCTAAATCATACAAATACTTACCCTTATTATGTAAATTATTCTCAAGTAGATTCTCATTAGATGAGCAATTTAAAAATTTTAAAAAAGGTGAATTAGATAATGAGATAAACTACATTCGAAATAAGGTGTCAAAAATATTAAACACTTCAGGTTTATCAAATAATGAAGTTTACCAATTAGATATATTTCTTGGGTTTTTTAATGAACTTGATTTACAATTATTTAAAACATTTAAGGATTTGAATGAAAGAAACTTAATCACCAACAATGATATCACCTCGTATAAAAATTTTGAAGAAATAGGAAATTCGGTTTCATTGGCGGAAATTAAAATGTATGAAAAAGAAATGTCACATCAAATCGTGAAAGAATATGAAGATGATACTTGGTTAATTATCAGACCTTTAACTTTTTCATCCTCTTCTAAATACGGGGCGGCAACCAAGTGGTGTACAACTTATAAAAACGACAAGCAATATTTTAAAAGATATTGGGAGAGAGGAATATTAATATATTCAATCAATAAAATAACAGGTTATAAATTTGCAACATTCAAATCGTTAGATGGTGAACAAGAATTAAGTTTTTGGAACGCCACAGACCAAAGAATTGATTTCTTAGAAGTTGAAATTGAAGATTATATGTACTCAGTTATTAAAAATATCTTAAAATCAAAAAAAACAAATAAAGATTTTTGTGATAATAAATTAATTACTTCAGTTGAAATTGAATGTGGTTATCCAACAAAATCAATAGATGACCCATCTATTGTAAGAAGGTCTCGTATGTTTGAGATTGAAGAACATCCAATTTCTCATAATGAAGTATTTGAGGATGAGTTGTTGGAAGAGGAAACAATGATGGAAGAACAAACACAATATGAAATAAGAGACGAAGTAGGTGTAATACAACTTAATCCTTTAAGATAAAAAAAAAACCACCGATTGGTGGTTTTTTTTTTATTCAAATTCTTCTATTTCAATTTTTAATTCATTATTACCTTTAATTACTCTATGCCAAACAAGTTTTGGAATAAAAACTTCATCATTATTTTCTAATTTGGTTGGTAATTGTTCATCCATTTGAAACATCCATCCTCCGGATTCAATTATTTTAACTTTTCGGTCTTTCAAATCTTGATGCCATTTTAATTCATCAGAATCTACATCAGGACTAAAAGTTCTAAAAAGTTTTCCGTCTTTTTCTATTTGTTCAAACGGATATTCCATTACCATGAATTTGAAGATGACAATCCTAATTGTTTTGCATAACGTCCGACTGAGCAACTCCAATACCCCGCCGTTGTTCTGTCTTTCTTTTGGTCACATTTATGTCTAGCTCTAAACGATTTAGCAGCTTTTTTATTTGAATTTTTAACTTTAAGTCCAGGGTCACCAAATGTAACTTTTTTAACACCACCACTTGGTGTTTTAACATATACTGCGAATTTTTTAGGACCTCCCGGAGTTCTAAATGGTTTGTTTAATTTAACATTTTTACCTCTGTGTTTCGCCTCTTGTAAAATATCTTCTTCAGTTTCAGTTTCGTAAATAAATGGTGCATCCAAATAAACATATTCTTCACCAATTTTTACTTTAACTCCCAAATCAGATTCAACCATCATTCGGTCTTCTTCATTTAAAGTTATTTTACCTTCATTCCAAAGTTTTCTAACTTCATTTACCAAATCAAAATATTTTTCAGAATAAGTTCTAAAGACATTATTAGTTAATGACAAACCTTCATTAATATGGTATTCCAATTCTTTTGAAATCTTAACTTCTTCAGTTAAAATCAAACTTTTATCTAAATGGGAAATCAACGCCTCTTTTATTATTTCTTTTAAATTATTCATATCAATCGTTTTATAATAAATAGTTATGTTTTTCACTAATTAAATCATAAAATCATAATATTTATTATTACCAAGATACTATACATAAAACCACACTTATGTGGCATAGTTTTTTGTATTAACTTAAATAAAATAAAATGGCAGCACCAAAAAAAACTACCGCAGTTGATTCTGCGGTAAATGCAATTAAATCACCAATCAATTTCAAAGAATTTTCAAAAGACCCGGTAAAAGGGTTATTATTCATTGTCCTTTTAGCTATTGGTTATTTATATGTTGATATCAAATTATCTAACAAAGAAATTCAGACAAGTCAAAATCAAAAAATTGAGACATTAGAAGTTAAAGTTGACCAATTAACCCTACAGTTAAGAAAATCGGACAGCGCATTATCCGCAGCATCATCAAAAATAAAAGTTCTTCAAGAATTAGGTAAAATAAAATAATAATGAAAAACCTATCAAAAGAAGAACTATTAAGTCGTCTTGAGGCGATTAATAGAAGTAACGCTATTATTTATTTCGATTTATCGGGAATTATATTAGGTGTCAATGACATTTTTTTAGAGGCGATGGGATATGGAATAGGTACTCACGAAGAACTCATTGGTAAACACCATAGTATTTTTGTATGTGAAGAATATGCAAAGTCACCTGAATATGAAAAATTTTGGGACATATTAAGAAGTGGTAAGTACTACCAGGGGGAATTTGAAAGAAGAAGAAAAGATGGGAGTCTTATAAATCTTCAAGCAACTTATAATCCTATTTTTGATGATAGTGGTAAGATTACAAAAATAATGAAAATTGCCACTGACATTACATCAATTGTTGAGAGTAAAAAACAAATAGACGCAATTAACCGAAGTACCGCCCTTATTAGTTTTACTACTGATGGAATTATAACAAATGCAAATTCTATATTTTTGGAAACTATGGGGTATAAGTCCAATGAAAAAGATAAAATCGTTGGAAAGCATCATAGTATGTTTGTAAGTTATGAGTACTCAAATTCTGATGAATATATTAAGTTTTGGGAAAAGTTAAAAAAAGGTAAATTCTTTGATGGAATATTCGAAAGAAGAAAAGTAGATGGTTCTATTATTTATTTACAGGCATCTTATAATCCAGTTGTTGATAGTAAAGGGAATATCACTGATGTAGTTAAAATTGCAACTGATGTGACTGAAGCGGTAAACGATAAGAAGAAAATAGACGAACTTACAAAGAATTTGACGATAGAATTGGAAAACTCACAAAAACTTAAAAATGCGATAGAATTAGAAAAGGATGCCGCTTTGAATGATTTAGATGTAATTATAAAAAAAGGTCAAAGTGAGTTAATAAAAGTAATTGTTAAGTGTGCTTTAGCTGTCATAATAGGTGTTGGTATTGTAACAACTATATTATATTGGGTTGCTATTGTGACAAATCAAGATACACAAATAATTGGTTCCACTTGGAGTAATATGTTTAGTGTTTTGTTAACTAACGCATTTTCAATAGTTGGTACAATTATGGGGATAAAATATGCTACACAGGATGGTAGTAATAAACAAAATTAAACAATATATGAAAAATATTATACTTTTTATAGTTTTTTTATTGATTTCTTGTGGTAACAAAGAAGACAATAAAATTAAAAATGAATCTATTGTAATAGTCGATTCCGCTATAGTCAATAGTCAAAACAATATTATGGTTTACGATACTGTTCAGAAAAAAAGTGATTCTATAACACACGAAAAAGTGGTAAAAGTAATCACTGATATAAAATATTTAACAAATACCGTTGAAAAATTAAAAATTGAAAAATTACAATTATCTAAAGAGTTAAAAATATCTAAACAAAACGTGAGAATTGATACAGTATTTATTGAAACTAAAAAAAGTTTTTGGGGTAAAGAAAAGAAAACTATAAAAACTAAAACAGACACTCAAGATATTGAAACTATTGACTCATCATCAACTAAAGTTTTAGATACCATCACCAAAAACTAATTTTTACACAACACCAAAAACTAATAAACACACGAATAATTAAAATTCACAAAAAGAATATTAGATTAAGTTAAATTCACAAATAATAACTAAAATTCACAAGTCCCAAAAAATAAATGATTTGGGACTTTTTTTTATGATATTTATTATAAAAATAAACAATTGTAAAATTAAAAATTATGTTATTAAAGGTAGGCTCAAAAGGAGACGATGTTAAAAAACTACAGGCTAAATTAGGAACCGCAGCGGATGGTGCTTTTGGACCTGGTACTGAAAAATTGGTTAAAGAATGGCAAACCAAAAATGGATTAACCGCCGACGGAATCGTTGGTGAAGGAACTTGGGGAAAAATGTTTCCGGGTGAAGTAATTAAAGAAGACGTTGTTATTCCATCGGGAGGACCGTTCAAATTAGAAAAATTAAAAGGACACATTCCTGAGTCGGTAATTGCTCAGATTCCTGATACCGCAAAAAAATTCAACATTACTAATCCGTTAAGATTGGCTCATTTCTTGGCTCAATGTGGTCACGAATCAGGTGGATTCAAAGCGGTGTCAGAAAACTTGAATTATTCCGCTGATGGTTTAAAAAAAATATTCCCAAAATATTTCCCGGGTAATTTATCTGAAAGTTATGCAAGAAATCCTGAAAAAATTGCATCAAAAGTTTATGGTGGAAGAATGGGTAATGGTAATGAATCAACAAAAGAAGGGTTCAAATTTAGAGGTCGTGGTTATATTCAATTAACAGGAAAACAAAATTATACTAACTTTGCTAAATTTATTGGTGAGGACACAGTATCAAATCCTGATTTAGTTGCAACAAAATATCCATTAGCATCTGCGGCATTTTTCTTTGATTCAAATAAACTTTGGTCTATTTGTGATAAAGGTGCTGATGACGCTACAGTAACTGCGGTTACTAGAAGAGTAAATGGCGGTACTATTGGACTTGCAGATAGAATCAAACATTTCAAAGAATACTATAATTTATTAAAATAATTTTTGATATTTTATTTTTTTCTTTATCTTTGTAAAAAAATAAAATTATGGCAACATCAACTAACTTAAAAGATGCACTTACCAACTACAAATGGGTGGTAAAAGTTTTAGAATCTTCTCAAACAAGAGAACATTTAGATTGTGCGGAAAAATGTTTTAATCTTTGGATTAACAACCATTTAGAAACTGGAAGTAATAGTGTTGAGAATAAATTTTTAATGAGATTAAGAAATAATTTTTGGAGTAGTTTTCATCAAAAAAGAATTTCTATAACATTCAAAAAAAAGTTCGTTCACAATGATGTTAAATGAACTTTTTTAAATTATTTGTATATTTATTCTATATACACCACTCCTTTTGAGAGTGTTCTCATATATCTTTTTCCAAAAGACCCGAAAATTTATTTTGACGGGTCTTATTTTTTTCTTATATTTGCTTAAAATATTTAAAATGGAGCCAGAAAAAGACATATTTGAACAATGGGCGGACGAAAGAGCCAAACAACCTTGGATTATTAGAAAATTACGATTTATTCCGTTATGGTGGAATAACGATGGTAAATATTACCACAAATACATTAAACAAGGTGTTAGAAACCTTATTTATTGGTTTCCAATCATATGGAAAGACAGAAATTGGGATAGTCATTACATTTTTGAGATAATGAAACACAAATTATCCGCTCAAGCCGACCATATTGGTGGTAGAGATAGACATACCCGAGCTCAATTAGACGCGAAAAGAATGAGATTGTGTGTAAAATTGATGGGTTTAGTCCAAGATGAGTTTTATTCTTCAGAATACATGGATTATCATAAAACCAAACATTGGTTTCAGGATTTACCGGAAAAACCGGGTTATTCATCTTGGGAATCTAAATTATTGGAGGAAAATTTTGATGATTATTTCAAAAAATACCCACTAATCTACAAACGAGTATTAAATGGTGAGGGGATTATCAATAGAGAAGGTCGTGAGGGAGATAAACAAATTATTGCAATGAATATCGGACACATTAATCACGACAGAGCAAGAAAATTGTTATTCAAAATAATGGAAGAGAACATCGAAAAATGGTGGGACTAAAATTTAAATTTAAATAATTTTGATATTAATTAGGTTGATATTATTCTTTTTTGTATTTTTGTCCTATGGTCAAGAACATATATTGATAGGTGATTCACAAACGTTTTATATGTCGAAATACTCAACTAAAATCACACATATTAGAAAATTATCAAAAGCAGGAATTGGGGTTCAAGAATTAAATAAAAAAGTGATATCATACCCAACCTCAAAAAAAATAAAATCAGTTTCGGTATGTATAGGCGTTAATGATTATTATATTGATAAAGGAATTGATACACTTATGAGAACCCTAAAACGAACTTTTCCAAATGCTGAAATTTTCATTATTCAAGGTTCATGGGGGTGGGGAAATGTTAGAAAACATAATCAAAATACAATCCAAAAATATTATAAGAAATTTGAGGATATGGGAGGGGAAATCATTAATCTTCCAATCGGGTACGGAGACCCACATATTAGTAAAACAATTTATAAAAAAATAATAAAAATAATTGAGGAGGAAATTATAAATTTACATGGATAAAAACACAAAAGGACATTCAACGAGACACAAAGCGAAAGAATGGCCAATAAAAAATAAAGAAATTATGAGAATAACAATGGTGAGCGACACTCACAACAAACATAAACAAATCACAGGTGATTTACCTGGTGGTGATTTATTACTTCATAGTGGGGATTTATCATCAATGGGTTATGAACACGAAATCAGAGAGTTCTGTAAGTGGTTTAATAATATTGAGGGATACACTCACAAGGTATTTATTGCCGGGAACCACGATTGGGGATTCCAAGACAATGTTGATAAAGTAAAAGAAATTTTGGAGTTCTACTCAGGGATTACTTACCTTCAAGATAGTGAATTGGTAATTAAAGTAGGTGATGAGAGAGAAGTTAAGATTTATGGTAGTCCTTGGCAACCTGAGTTCCACGGATGGGCATTTAACCTACCTAAAAATGGTTTTGGACTTGCTGGTAAATGGGAAGGAATACCTGAAGATACCGATATTTTATTAACTCACGGTCCGGCTTTTGGTATTTTAGATACTGTTGATGGTCGCAGATATGATAACTTGGGTTGTGAGTTATTGGTTGAAAGATTAGAGAGATTAAATGTTAAAATTCATAATGTTGGTCACATCCACACCGGATATGGTTACGTTAAAAAAGGTGACACACATCACTTTAACTCTGCGGTATTAGATGAAAGATACATCTACACTCAAAAACCAATGACTATTGATTGGAACCCGGAAACTAATGAAGTAAATTTTATATAATATGGGAAATAAAAAAACTGATTTATTCATATGTGAATGCCATTCAACTGAACATCAAGTAGTTGTTTATTATGATAATGGTGAAGATGATTATGGTCTAACATATCCAATGTGTTATTTTCACATTCACTTAACTAAGAGACCTTTTTGGGAACGAGTTAAATATGGTGTTAAATATATTTTGGGAAGACAATCAAGATTTGGAGCGTTCGATGAATTTATCATAAATCCGGAAAACTCGGATAAACTACAAGAAATTGTGGATTATTTAAAAGATATGAAAGGTGGTAAATAACCACCTTTTGTTATATTTATTAGTATGGCAGACCAAAGTACATTTTCAAGATTCCCTAAAAAACAATTAGTCTTCATCTCAAATAAACTTATTGAGGATGAATTTGATTGGAACGATATTACTGATGATTATGAGTCAGTAATTGAGAAAAATGAATCGATTCTCGAATCAGTTGCTAGTTATTTTAATGAGTCGGTAGTCGAGGAAGATATTCAATTTTTTATTAAATTTATTGAAACTAATCAGGATTTACTTACCAAAATAAATGAAACTAATGACAGTTCTTTAATCGAACGTCTAGTAATCCCTCAATCCAATGATTATTTAGTAGAATACACTGTTGATGGTCGTTGCTCTTTCACAGAATTTTATGAAAATACTTTTTCATCATATGATAAAAGATGGGTTTATGATTCTCTTTACCATCAATACCGCAATGGTGATTGGGATACTTACAGTGGGACTTTAAAAAATACTGATTATGATAATTGGGAAAGCGAAAATTGGGAAGTGCAAACCGTTAAGGATATTCCAAATAATACTCAAGAATCCAGTAGTCCAAGAAAATTATTAGAAAACACCGAAAAACTTATCCCAAAATTAGATAAGAAAACTCTAATATCATTAAAACGACTTATAGATAAACAATTAAGAACTCTTTGATTTTCTTTTTGTTTTCTTATCTTCTTTCACTAATTCTCCTAAAGTTTTCTTTTTAGTTGGGTCAGACCATTCATACCCCTTTTTATACCGAATTTCGACCTCCACAGGTCCAAAAGTTGTTATAGATGAGTCATACTTCCAAATGGTAGTTGTTTCTTTATCCTCGTAAACTACTTGTCTTTTTGTGTTTTTTTCTATTTGTATTGCCATGGGACAAATATACAATATTATTTCAAAATAAAAAACCCCTTTAATAAGGGGTTTTGGTTTAATCTTCCGTTGTTTCGTCTTTAGTTTTATTAATCCATTTGTCAACTGAACCGATACCAAATGACCCTAACACTAACCACATAAATGCGTTAAATATAAAATCATTAATCACTAGGTCTTTACCAATGTATCCGGTAATTATATCCGCTAATGCGAAAATAACCATCATAACAAAAGCTAAAAATCCAACAACGCTTTTCTCGTTAATTGAGTTATTATCATTGAATAACTCACTAAAAAATTTTTTCATAATATTTGGTAATTTACTTACTTATAAATATCAAAAAAATTTCATTTTCCATTATAAATTCTATTATCGCCCAATTTTAATCTTTTTTTCCATTAAACACCTGTTTTTCACAAAAATTTTCCATTATAAAGATTTAGTATTGTGATATTTATTTATAAAAGTTAAAATAATGGCAAAGTCAAACACATCTTCGAACTCTTCAGTAAAATTAGATAAACCGAAAGTTAAACGTCCGGGAATTCATTCCAAAACAAAAAGTTCAAAGTTAAAAAGTTCAAAAAATTATTTGAAAAAGAACGTTGGACAGGGTAAGAAACGATAGTATTGTTTTATCGGTTAAAAAATCTTATATTTATTGTTATAATGGACAATAAACGCAGATTTTTTAAATTAATTGAGAACTACATTAATGACTTTCGTGGTGATGCGGTTCAAGAATTTTATGGGAAAAATTCTCGAATTAAACTTCACACCCTTAATATGGGTGTGAAGGATAATTGTATTATGATAGAAGCGGTGGTAATTTTGGGAGATATAATAACAGAAGAAACTACTAATGATGTTTTAGCTCATATTCTATTACAAGATGCCGTGGTATATTTTTTTCCGGAATTAAATCTTAAAACCTATGTTAGGTTTGATGTCTAAATTATTTTGTATTTAACGCTTGATGTAATTCGTTATTTTCTTTTTGTAAAAATTCAACTTTGATTGCCAATTGAGCAACTTGTTCGGTAAGTTTCAAAATAGTTTCTCTCATACTATCTTTTTCTTTTGAACTTTCTTGTAATAATACCTCTAATTTTCCAATTCTATCACGACAATCATGTCTGATAAAATCTTCATCTTTTTCTTTTCTTATAGCTCTTTTTTCGTAAAATCTCCAAGCACTTGCCGAACCTAATACGGTGATTGCGGTTATTAAAACTGTCCAAAGGGAATCATTTTGCATATTCTCAACATTTTATAAATAAATATACGAATGTTAATAAAAAATTAGAATTTTGGTCATTACGGGAATAATTATTATTCTTAATAGAATAATAATATAATAATAAAATTAATAAAAAAACAAAAATAAGCACTAGTACTAGAACTAGTTAGGCAAAATCTATACAACACTCGAAACCCAACAAACCTTCTAAGGTGGTTTGTATGTCTCTTGTACCTTGACCTATCATCATTGAATTATCTGACTTAACTTGAATAAATAATGCGTGTGAATACGGAACCCACATATTATTCTTATTGTCGTAATCATAAGTTGGTGTCATATCAAAATCACATATTGTCGTTCCACTAAATGACATCTCCAAAATTGTCTCACATAATTGTTTTACTCTATCTTTGTCCATGTCATATCAGAATTTAAAATTACCGAATAGAGATGTTGTTGTCTCCATGTTGATGGTTCAATTAAAGACAAGAACTTCCTACCTTTATTATCTTTATATAAGTGGTAAATTTGACCTATAATCGGTTCAAATCTATAAGATGACTCATAGACCTCTTGATTGATTAAAAATGTATTATAGAGGTTCTCAGCGTCTCGTAGTAGTTCTTTATATTTTGTGTTGTAAATCTTATTTACCCGGTCGGTTCCGTTTCTTTTAAACGATGTTAAATCGGTCGGTTCTATTTTTGGAGCACCGACATGAGACGGATACGAAAGTAAATTCGTTTTTAATTCTACCTTATCAATGTGTGATTGTGTTGACATAAAAAAAAAAGTGTCCCTAAATGGAACACTAATGATAAATATTTTTTTTTATAAATTCAACTTATTGACCTTTAATAATTGAAATTCCGTGTTTTAAAAATTCTTTTGCTCTTGGGGATAAGTGATGCATCGCATAAACTTTTTCAATATCTTTAACTAACTCTTCACCATATTCATTTTCTTTATAAAGTTCAATAATCTTATCCATCACTTTATTACACTCTTTTTTAGTTTCATCAAAATAATTGTAAGGTTTATAAGCTTTAAGGTGATTCATTATTTCAGATGATAAATGTTCTCCACCGTCCGAAATTTTTGGGTGTAATCTAAGAGTTTTCAACAATTCTAATCTGTCGACTAAACCATTAATACCGTTTTTACGAATAGAAACTCCTTCGATATAATCCTCCATATCGTCATTACCCACAATATCTTCTAAATTTTTAACATTTCCACTATGACAGAATTTTCTATCATCTTTTTCTTCAGATTGTTCAATCATATATAATTTTTTGATTGTTTTTTTTTCTGATTCTGTAATTGTAAATCTTCTACTTCCCATACTAATAAATATATTGTTATTAGATAAATATTCAAAACAAAAAAAAACCTATTATATTAGGTTTTTTTTTTAAAGATATAATTTTTGAGTATCATTATACAATCTTTTCATTGTTGTTTCAAGTTGATTAACTCTTTGTTGGTCTTTATCTGACAATTCGAAGTTCGCCGCTTTTATTTGTCTTACTTCCTCTTGTAATCTTTGATATCTGAAAAGCATATCATTATATAATCTTGCTTTTTCCGCTTGTGTTAAATTTGACATAATATCTTGTTTTTTTTTGTAATATAATCTTTAATTGTAGAATGTAATTAGTTATCGATAATTAAATAATTGTGAGTGTATTTTTTTCAATACACGATAACTAACATCCAATTCAACATCATTTCCGAGGATTGGGGATGTTAAAGTAAATTCCATATCACGACCACCTCCGTTAAATATTATTTTATCTGCTAATAATTTGAAAGGGAAACTTTTAATTGAAAATGTTATTTCCGTATTTAAAAAATCATGATTGATGTCATAATTTGTTAAATTTTCTTTTTTGATTTGATTAAGTATATATAAACCAATTTCCTCATCTTTACCAATTATATGAAGATATTTTAAAAATTTCACAATCATTGTTGGGTTATATTCTTTCCCATCCTCACTTAAAAACTTAGTAAGAAATTTACTTAATTGATTTTGTTTAACTATTACTTTCATCACCCTCTTTTTTATGTTTTTTCCATTCCAACCAAAATGCCATCAAAACCAAAATATTCATTCCGAATGATGCAATTATTTCATGAATATCTTCATAAACATTCACAGTTAAATGAACATGACCGACAACCCAAAATGGAACCGCCAAATTGGAACCCATCCAAACTATTGCAAATTTTAAAAAATCCATATTAAAAATCGTTAGTGCTAATCACATCAAAATTTGTATCATATACTCTAAACCTTATTGATGTTTTATTATTATCAATTCCAAGATAAGGTAATAATTTTCGAATGTGATGGTCGGCCAAGTAATGTTCATCAAAATTAAATTTATCCCATAGATTATTTTTATTTGCCTCAGGGTTATTCAAATAAATGTTCAGATGTAATGTATCTTCAAGATATTCAAAAGGGTTATCACTATTATGGATTTCAATCTCATCAATAACCGGATAGATGCTTTTAATAACATCACTATTAACTAATTTTTCAAGTCCTTTAATTTGAGAATCGTTTATCATAAGTAATAATCTACTGTGTTAACTGGCATTTTGAAAGTTTCAACAAACCATTCTTTAAATCCTTCTTTCCAATTATCGTTAAAATAACCTTCTAATGAGTTAAGAAGCTCTTGGTTTTCGATATATAACATTGGGCTTAATGGTTTTCTATAGTCGGAATTTTTATTCCAATAGTCTTTACCATACAATCTAAATAATGTTTCATCATCTATATAATCACCTGAATAAAATTCAATCGCATCTTGTTCATCACCCCATTCATCGGTTAAACGAGTCCAATTAATATTCTCAACATTCAAAGTGCGGTTTAGATAATTTTTAACCGTTTGATTTAATTTAGTTTCCGTTATTATGTATTTCATATTATTAATCTATTAATTCCCAAGTTATTCCCAACCAATAATCCTTACCTTCTTTTAGTCCGGTGTATTTATTAACCTGTTCAATTAAAATATCGACATGACCTTCTTTGTAATCAAACGCATTATAAACTATACCAAAAAAAGGATAATCACCATCGTAGGTTGACCTCGTTTCTTTTTCGATTCTAATAACAGGATAACTATGAACCGTATTATGTTCGAAAAACGCATCCAATAATTTTTCAACTCTACGAGTATTTTTATTCATATTACACCAAACCGGTTTGTGATTTATCTACTAGTGACGCATATATTGGTTGAGACATTTGATTTACTTGTGATGATATTTTTTTAACCATATTTTCATAATCTCTACTTGACGCATATCGTTGACCTTTAGTATTCACAAAATTATCGATTAAATCTGACGGGTTTTTACCCCCTGATAAATAATTTTTTGCCATTAAATCATAATAGCTTTGAATACCGCTTTGAACTGAACTGTGACTTACGTTCTTACCACTATCAACATTTCCAACATTAAATGGGTTTTTAGTTCTAATTGGTCTGGAATTTGGATTGTTTGAAAATCCACCTTCAGCGGCTAATTGAGCTAAAGCTAATTCAGGAGGAACATAAGATTTGTGTTTATTAAACGCATTTTTGGCAGCATCAGCTAACATACGTCCATTAATACTTAGAAGATTTGAACTTCGAGTATTAATGAATTTATCAACAATGTTTTCATACGCTTTATAACCTTCAGTTGTATTCAAATCCAACTGAGTAAAATCACTATTGGATGAAATTATTGGAGAATCCGAACTTGCGGTTTTACTTGAATCAGTTCCCGTTAATTGTTTAATATAATCTTGAATAATATCTGAAGTTCCCTTACCTGTAACTTGTTTTGTAAGTAAATCAATAAATTCTTGTTCAGTCAACCTGATTTTGTATTTCTTTCCCATAATAATAAATACCTTTATTTGATAAATACAACAAAAAACCCCCAAATGTGGGGGTTAATTATTAAATTAATCTAAAATTGTAATGGAGTTGATTTTATCTCCGGCTTGAATTGAATCAATTATTTCTAATCCTTCAACAACTCGACCAAAACAAGTGTGATTACCATCTAAATGTTGGGTTCCTTGTCGGTTATGACAAATAAAGAATTGTGAACCTCCCGTGTTACGCCCTGCGTGAGCCATTGATAATACCCCTCTTTCATGAAATTGTTTAGGAGCTGTAACTTCACAAGGAATATTATATCCCGGTCCTCCGGTTCCCGTTCCATTAGGACATCCACCTTGAATTACGAAATTCGGAATAACTCTATGGAAATTCAATCCATCATAGAATTTCTCATTAATTAATTTTTTAAAGTTGTCTGTGGTGATAGGTGTTTCGTTGTCGTATAACTCCGCAATCATATCACCTTTGTCTGTTGAAATTTTTACTCTACTCATATTTTATGTTTTTGGAAATATAAATAAAATAAAATACTTTTCCAAATCCAAAATAACAACTATTTATTAAAAAACACAATAAATTATAATTAATAAAAAAAAAATATGTTAGTAGCAAAAATCAACCCATCGGCTAAAAAAGTTATTGAAGTAACTCCATTTAGCTCAACGACCGTAGAATTAGAATATATGACGGCAATCGCAAGACCTTATATACCAGGGTCTGAATCAACTAATTTCCAAATTCAATTTGGGACTTTATCATCTAATAATGATAAAATGAAATTCTCATCAGAATTGAATAACCAATTAACATTATCTAGTGAAGAGTTATCTAATTGGGGAACAAATGATGATGTATTATTAAATGTGGTTGCAAATAAATTAGGCGTTGAAGTGTTAGAAATTGTTGAAGTTCCACAAAGAAATTTATAATTAAAAACTTATTAAAAAAAAAACCTCCATTATGGAGGTTTTTTTTTTATTCTTTATTCTTTTCAAACATTAAAACATCAACTTTTAATCCGATGTAGTTTTTTATTCTATCACGGATTAATGACTCGTACTTTTCTTTGACTCTAAATCCTACAAAATTTTTTAAAACAATAATAACAACTATTGTTTTTTCATCGGGAATTTCAACAGCAATTCTTGATGACAATGGTACCTTTAAATCTTCAACTAATTTAATAATAACAGACTTTAACCTCTCTTTTTGTTTCTCACTAATAATCACATCCATATTAATAAATATCTAAACTTTTAATTAGTGATAGATTATACTTTATTAAACTCAACTCCGTGTCTTTCTTGGAATTTGTCTAATAATATTTTTATGGATTTATCATATCCTTTTTCAATTAACAAGTCTAACGCTTTCAAATCAGCCTCAATTTCATCTTTGTCATTTCTTGGTCCGTCATGACCTAACAATATATGAGCAACTTCATGGGCTTCGATAAATTTTAGAATATCTTTTGAGTCCGGTTCTCCTACCAAAATCTTGCCATCAATTATCATTAGGTTTTTTCCCGGTACCATAAACCCAAAACCATATTCTTCAAAAAATGGTTTAACTTGGGAATATAATGGGTCATCATTAAATACAACAACAACAACCACATCAGTTAAAAATTCACTATTGTATTCTATTTGAGTTTGGTTTTCCATATGAAATAATTTTATGTGTCAAAGATACTAAAAAAATATTATTTGACACATAAAAATATTTGTTTTATTTTTACCAAAAAAAAATATGATATACTTAAACATTATTCTAACAATTCTTTGTATTATTTTAATTTCTTTTTTTATCTTAGCACTTTATTTGGTGAAAGAATATAAAAATAAAATTAAAAACTTACCTAACCAATTAAACATGGATTGGAATAAACCATCCAACATGAATTTCGGAAATAAAGAAGAACTTGATAAAATGACCGAAATGGCTAACAAAATGATGAGAGACCTTTTTACAAAAAAATAAAATGAAAAAAATTATTATCTTTGCGTTTTTATTCACATTACTTTCATGTGGTGTAGAACAAAGGATTAAGGATTATTCATATACCAATGAATGGTATTACATTGATACGATGAGATTCCAAGTTTATAAAACTAAATCCGGGAAGAAATACATCATTGTATTAAATGAGAAACAAACAAGATTTAAACGACAATACATTAAATAAGACGTAAATTATGTATAAATTAACAAAAAATATAACCCCCCTGAAGGAATTATTCCTTTTAAGGGGGGTTCCGTAACCAGGAAGTGGTAAATCAACATTGGCTAAACAGTTAGTTGGTGATAAAGACTATTGTCACAAAGAGACTGATATGTATTTTGTAGATAGCGAAGGTAACTATAACTTTAAACCTTCCCAACTAAAAGATGCTCATCAATGGTGCCAAGAAGAAATTGAATTTGTTATGAGACTGGAACATTCACCAGTTGTTGTATCAAACACATTTACCCAAGAGTGGGAAATGAAACCTTATTTTGACTTGGCAGAAAAATACGGATATAAAGTTTATTCTTTAATTGTTGAAAATAGACACGGAGGCGTCAACGAACACGGGGTTCCGGAAGACAAACTTGAAATAATGAAAAATCGTTTCGAAGTTAAATTATAAAGAAAAACCCACCTTAGTTGGTGGGTTTTTTTATTTTTTTGGATAATACTTCTTACCTTCAAATTTTATAAACTTAGTTCCTACCGTGTTTATCAAAGACTTAGATTCTTCCCAAATTTCTTCATTACCTTCAAATGGTTTTAAGATAATCGTATTATCTTTAAATTGTATTATTCCTATTGTGTCTCTCATACTTAATTATAAACAATTAGAATAAATAATAAATAATTTATTACTTTCTAATCCCCGGAATTATCCTATCGGCATCCTGTTTATATGTTTCATTAAACCATTTTAACAAATCATCTTCGAAATTACCTAAATAATTCTCTAAGTCCCTATATAAATCATTATCCACATATAGTCTAATGCCAGGATATAAAGGTCTATACCCATCTCCTTTTTCATAAATTGAAGGACCTCCATAAACTAAATGAAACAATACTTCATTAGAATCAGGGTCAAAATATTTAAACCCACGACCAAAAAATCTATTATTTGTTGGTCGTTTTCGTAATCTTTTCATACCCGGATACTTGGAGTCGAAATAATATTGTATAACACTTTTTCGTTGTTCCGTTAGAAAATTATATTGTGATTCTGTTATAATGTATTTCATATAATATAAATACCACAGATAATACTATTTTTTTGTTTGATTGAAGTTTGGTTTTTCCGATTTTTTTTCTTTAGGTAATTCTATCTCACAACAAGGATTACTATTTCCTCGAAATGAATTTGATTCTCTGATTAGAAAATCACTCATTAATTGACCATAAACATTATCATAATATTCGGTTAAATCCTGTAAAGCATCGTTATTCATATTTTCTATTTTTTAATTACTTACCAATAAACTGGTGTTATTTTTTTATTTGAACCTATATAGGACACTAATTTCATATATTCGGGAGACCAAAACATTTCGTCCCATTTTATATCACAAAATTTGGATAAATTTATAATTTCTTCGTATAATCCACAATCTTTTTTAACTTCCAAAGTCCATTCATATTCGAATGTATTGTTGGTCTCATAATTTAATTCCACATTGCAAGACAAACGGGTGAAATGGATGTATGAGGGTAAAACTTGTTTAAGGATATATTCAAATTGTTCCCACTGATTCATATTAAATGTTTTCAATTAAAACAAATCCGACAAGACTTTCAATATATTTTACCACCTCTTCCTCACTGAAAGAACTAATAGGTTTAAACTCAACCATTCTTATACCATCATCAGTTTCTGTAATAACAGGGATAAATCTTAAATCCTCCAATGATTTTCGGTTATTAATTTCAATTCGGTCTCTTTCCATGGTTGAGTCCAAAATCACATTCATACCCATCAATTTTTTAGTATGGTCATCATAAACATCAGGGTGAAGAATTATTTCAAGGTCTGGATGTAAAATGATTGTATCCGCGCCACCTCTTAGTGATGACTGATGGATTTTACTTGAAATTAAATTTATCGATGAAATTAATGTTTTATTCCAATCTCGTTGTGCGTTAGGTGTTGGTTCGTGAACTCCCATCCAACCTCTTAAATCCCATTCTACTATATGTGAGTTTTCCATAAATTATTTTTTGGTAAAGATAAGAAATTATTTTTAAATAAAAAACCCTCCGGGAAAGGAGGGTTGAATTTTTTTAACATTCAGATTTAACTCTTTGAACTGAAACGGGTATTTCAAACATATTGTATATTTCATCCCATGTCGTGTCAACCAAATCGTCATAATCATCAAAACTCATAGGACTATTCTCATCATAATTAACCCAAAGGTTTATTGTATATTGTTCAGTTTTTGTTAAAAAATATACTTTAGCTTCACAAATCAAATCATTTCCCGGAACCAAAATATTATCCAAGTAATTTTGAATTAACTTTAATTTTCGATTCTCCGGAGTGTATTGATTCTCGGATTCAAAAATTGTTGGAGTTTTATTTATCTTATGATATAAATCCCAATCAATAATTGATTCGTTAGTTTGTTTGTGTTTAATCAATGAATATAGTTTATGTATTTTTCGAATTAAATTATTTGTAATTTTTTTAAACATTTTTTCTTCATTTCTGAAAAAATCATTATGATTTTTATATTTTTGAACTTTCTTAATGTAATTTCTAAAAACTTGTTCTTTTCTACCATTGAATCCGAAGAAATTTTCAAACATATCGGTCGTTATTGTATCCTTAAATTTAGTGATTTTTCCATTATTAATATTAATCATTAAAAGGTCTAAAATTTTCTCAATAAGTTCTTCATCATTTTCCGGAATATCATCAATACCACTTTGATTTAACCTTAATCTAATAGTATCGGCATCTTCAAGTAAATCTTTCTTAAACTCTTCATATGAGAAATTATTGATTTTTTTTAATATTTGATAAACTCGATTATTTTTCAAAAATTCTAAAAATTCGTCTCTTTGAATATTTCCTAATTTTAGGTCTGCGGCCACTTCACTTGGTCTAACAATATTTTCAATCGAATGAATAAAATACAGATTAAACATAAAATCATCAATCGATTTGATACCAAACCTAATACCTTTATATGCGTGATATGAAGACCTATCGGCAACATTTGAGATTGGTTTTTTATAATTATCATACGCATGCATTAATTCATGAGATAACGATTCTATAATCTTATTCTTTTCTTCATTGAATAATTTAATAATTTCCGAATTATTTTGGTTATCGTCATCAGGGGATGCAATACTGATTTGTAATTCTACAACATCTTCTGAGGGTTTATGCTTTATCCCTAATAATTCATTATCAAACTCAGCCGCAAATAAAAACGCCATACCCGCTAATTGAGGAGTATCCACTTCATTTATCTTATGAATTTGAATTTCCATTTCAATTGTATTAAACTTAAAATCAGAAATCCTATAATCTCCGTTTAATTCAAAAGATATTGTGTCTCTAACATTATCATTCATATCAAAACCTCTTAATTCATCCATTATCTGAGAGTAAATTAATTCAGAAGTTTCAACAATATTATCAGGGACTCCAACGGTCTCTCTTAATACTTTCTTTATGATTTTATTTAATTCCATTTTTCTTTGATTTAATCAAATATTCAAAGTCTGACTTTTTAATCATATTACTTTGAATAACATTTAAAGGTTCCCCAATATACAAATTATAGTATTTCAAAATATTATCTTGCCACTTCCTCATAATTTTTGAACTATTTTTTCGGTCTTTCAAAAATTCACTATCATCAGGAACTACAAAGAAATAACTAATATAATCGTATTCCGAGGGAGATTTTATTTGACGAATATAAACTTGCTCAACACCATCCGGTTTGGCAATTGTGTTAGATATTTTTTCTAAAGTTCGTTTTATATCCTTATTTGTCATATACAATAAATACTACTCGACGTGCTTTACATCATATTTATTACTCATCTTAAACCATTTGGTGATTAAATTGGAATAGTTGTTTTCTATAAACTTCGTTCCGTATTTTTTTGATAAGGTCATTTTAACAGTATTGGAACTATAAATGGTCTCCGTTTTTATATCATATAAAAAATATTCATTGGTCCATGTCTGTTCGACCTTATCATAAGTCATGTAAGGGAATCCAAATTTATCATCAATTACTTTTATTATTTGTTTTTCTAACTGTGTCATTGTAATAAAAATGAACTTATTTTTACTCTTCTAAAAGGTTGTGTGGATAATCCGGATTTAAACTGATATTCATCAGTTATTGATTCATAAAACATTTCACATAAACTTTTTATCTCCTTGGAAATTAAATCTTCAGGGTCCGGATTTGGATAAATTATATTACTAAATCTCCAAAATTCATTCCAATCATAATGAACTCTTTTCATAAAGTAATCCTCAAGTTTCAATTTACTCACGATTATTTTAATAGTTATTAATGTATCATATTGTTCAAAATCTGTAATGTTTGGAGATGCGTCAATAATAAATGGATATTGTTTAGTTAATATTTTAGATAACATTTTAATACCTTGTTCTTGTTCTTCAGTTAATTCCATCATTTACCAACTATATTTAATGTATTCAATCCCAAACTTATCCCACACTCGGTACACCGCTTCAACAAATGGTATTGACCATTCATCACCCTCATCAGTAATCCACTCTATTTTATAGTCCATTCGTTCATCACAATTGTTATAAACAATCGTATCATTTGTAATATCCGGTTGGAAATACTCCAACCAAATATGCCAACAATCTTTATATTCACCACCAACTACTTTATGGTAATCTCTGAAGTATTCTTCCTCAATACCCATTTCTTTACAGATTTCTTTTTGGATATCAAACCACTCATAATATTCTACTGTATGTTTTTGCATAATATAAATTTTTTACAAAGATAATAATTTTTCAAATATAAACAAAAAAAAAAACCTCAAATAGTTGAGGTTTTAGTTTCTTATCCGTTCTCTTTAAAATCTACTTGGTAATGCAATTGATTTTAATTGATTTATAAATTTTAAATCTTGTAAAATTGGGATTGCTTCACTTCCTCCGTCAAATTTCAAATAAGGTATAATTAATTTTCGTAGCATTTTATCAGTTTCGTCATCCCATTCCAAAGAAAACATATTTAATATTCCTTCAAAACTATTTTTTTCTAATCTTAAATAACTCTTGTATTCTTTTGAAACTTTTGCAATTGGAGACCCTTCTTTATACCAAATAACCTCATCAGGAGTTACCTTACAAGTTAAATCACTATAAACTTGGTCCAAGTATTTTTTCATGATTCCACCTAATCGTTCTTCTTTAATTATATATTTCATACTAATAAATATCTTTACGGAACAATTAGTTTTTTGGAACCAAAATCTTTGTGAATTTCACGACAAATTTCCGTAACATCAGATGCGTTCAAACCTAAATACTTAAATAAATTAAATACATCCTCATTAGTAGTTGCAACGCCACTCGTATAATACTCTTTAACTTCTGTTAAAAGTCTAATTGGAAGTTTATCCATAAATTTGTTTTTATCGGTCGGAGTAAGGATTAACTGAATTTGTTCATTATTATGATATTTCACACCGATAATTGTAGCACTTCCAACTTCAAAAAATGTTAAAAATAATTCTTTATTTGTCATAACATAAGCGGTTCATTATGCAAATATACAAAAAAAAACTCACCAGTTATGGTGAGATGTATTTTTTTTTTAATATTGTTGTGGGTCGTAGAAAAAAACACTTTCCAAAAACTCATTTTTATCTAAAAGATATTTAGATAAACTTTTAATTTTAGATTTTAGTATCTCTTGATTGTCTTTAGTAATCTTAAGTAAATCATTATATATAAGACCAATTCCTACTCGATACACTATTAAACCTCCAAGGTCTGATTTTTCTATTACAATATCTTTAATTTGAGGATATTCATCCTTCAACATTGTAAGTAATAATTTTTTTAATGATTTTTCCATAGGTTAATAAATATTTAAGTTTGAGTATATTCAACATTAACACCATATTTCCATTCAAACCATTCGGAAATAAATTTATAAGCTTCTTCATCGTTAGGAAAAAATAAATCCGAAAAACTATATCCGAATGAACTATTAACATATAATCTTCCATCGGTATGGTCGTACTCCATCATAACCTCATCTTCAATATCATCTACTTCACCAGGGTAATAAATAATAATAAAATCTTCAAAGTTAGATTCAGACCCAACTCTATTTTCAAGATATTCTCTTCTAATTTTATCTAATTGACTTTCAGTTATAATGTATTTCATGATTCACAAGGTAATGGATTCACATATGTTCCAACATATAGATAAATCCCCATATAATTGTTTATTTTTTCCTTAAAATCCTTAACATATTTACGAATTTTAACATTTTTGAGGTCCTTTTCCAAAGGATTTTCCAAATACCAATCTTTATCAATAACTAAATAACAATAAAAATTATTATCTTCCTCATCATATCCTGTATCCAATTCGCAAATCCCTTCCATACCCATAGATTCATACAGATTTTTTATCATTTTGACGATAAATTCAGGTTTTTTTGTTTGAATTGTGGAGAATTGTTCTTCTGTTATAATGTATTTCATATTACCAAGTTCTCATTAATTGAAGGTCAAATCGAGTATTAGGATTAAATATTCTTTCATCACCTATTTTATCAAAAACAAATTGTTTATAAACCCTTAAGATTTGGTAAGGGTCTAATTCAAACATATATCGGATTGCATTATAATCGGAACTTTTAATTTTAATTATAGCATTAATCCAATCATACTCAAATGACTTATCACCATTTTTTTCATAAGAATAATAAACCTCGTTATTATTACCATAACTTGTAGGTCTTCTTCCGGATTTTTTATATCCGTCATATAAAGTATCTAAATAATTTATTGCAATTTCTTCTTTTCTGTTCATATCAATAAATACTCGAAAGAATTGATTTACTTCACAGAAAACAATTCCATCATAATTTCTCGATTTGTCTTTTTTGGTTCATCAATAAAACTATGGACAGAAAATGATATGAAATCAATATCAGGATAAGTATATGTAAATGCGGTTATAATATCATCTCCGTATTTTTTACGCAATGGTAAATAATTTTCGTAGTTATCAAGTTTTAATTTAAGATGAATCATAAATCTTTCAATAGGATTAAAAGTCATCGCGTCATACACCATAATTGTTTCGACATCATGGACTTCAATTTCTTCAATTTCTTTGTAAAGTTTTTTAACAACAACTTTAAACTCTTCGGGTATTTTATATTTTTGTTCCATAATCAATAATAATACATAAAATAAAATTTAATTTCTACCCCACCCATAATAAATCACTTCACCATCAATATATTCTTTCCATTGTTTGTTCCATGGACCTGAGAATAGTAGGGTCATGCACCCGTTGCTATTGGCGATTCGGTGATATGAATCTCGAGGGAAATACACTAATGTTTTTTTTCTTCTAACGATATGGTATTCACCGGTGGTTTCATCATCCAAGATGTGTTCATCATATTCACCAAATATTTTAATGGACCAAGCGTTGAATGCGTGGGTATGGAATCGGTCTTGAGACGAATTTGATTTGTGGAAATAGAAAAAGATTAATGAGAAGAGCCATTTACATTCGAATAATACGAATTGACTCACGACTTGGTCACCGAACTTAAATTTATTGAATTTAAGAAACGAGAAGTATTTTGTTTTTACCATAAAATATTGCTTTATGGAATTAAATGATAGATATTTTTTTTGAGATTGTCAAATAAGTTTAATTAAGCACACATATTTTTATAATATTTAACCAAGAAATCACGGAAATAATCAACAAAATAATAGTAAAGTGAGTCTTTTTCTTCTGATTGTAAATCGTAATTCAACTCTTGACTGAAGTAATCGTCATATAAATTAACCAAAGAATCACAAGCATCTCCAATAAATTCACCAATATCATTATAAGTGCAAACTTCGATGTCATCAAGAACTCCCCATTCCATATCATTCATCAAATTTTTGAATGGTAATCTTCTTCGGACATTAATTGATAATGATTCCGTTAATAAACTATATTGAGATTCAGTTATAATATATTTCATAATCATAAATATCATTTACAACAAAAAACCCACCAACTAAGGTGGGTTTAATATTATTTATTGAATCGGTTTAATGCATTTTCTGTGATAAACACAAACTCAGAATCCCTAAACTCTTTTAATGTCCTTGAATTGGTATAAGACATTGCAGATTTTAGATAATCGGTAAAATTTTCCACCCATTGTTCCAAAGTATATTCCACCGGATTTGTTTTTACAATACCTTCCGAAGTTTTTAAGGTTTCTCTTCCCCATTTTTTTTGAACTTCCTTGGTGCTCATCCCCCTAAATGATTTTTTTAGGTATTTTCTTAACTTTTTGTGATTTTCCCATACATATTTTGTTGTATTTTTACTTAATGGGATTCCAAATAACTTGGTTGTTGAACAAGATTCTAAACATTTATTCAAAATACCTCCCAACATCACATAATCCGCACCTAACATGATTGCTTTTACAATATCATCATAATTTCTAAAACCACCATCCGCAACAATTTTGGTTTTATAACCATTTTCTTTTTTATATTGATAACATTCGTGTATTAAAGATGCCATTGGGTAATGAACTCCGGTATTTGCTGAGGTTAAACAACCTGAACCTCCACCAATTCCCACTCTAACATAATCAACACCCATTTCTGCGAATTTTTTATAAGTTTTTGGATTAGCAATATTCCCAACCATTAATTTGTGAGATTTATCTTTTCTATTTTTAACAAATATCTCACATAAATCGTGTAATTTTTTCATATGTCCGTTGGCAACATCAATAAGGATTTTTACCTCACCACGAACTTCGCTTTTTACATACCATAGTAAATAGGTTTCAAATTCATCCAATGAAATTGATTTGAATGTTCCAGAGTGATGTTCATATCCTCTTGGCATACAAACCGGAATTAGATTTTCCTCAAATAATCTATAATTTTTATCATCAACAACCGTATCCATAGGAGAAACCATAATTGGTAAATACAAATTTTTATGATATGGACTTATTTCACTTCTTGATGATATTGTCGAAATTGTCTCGGGAACAATTGTTATGTCTTTAAAATCAAATTTTTGGTTTTTCATTTTTTCCATTTTGTTTTTTTTCACAATGATAATCATTTTTTATTATTAAAAAAACCATTATTATCCATTAAATGAAATTTTCCCAAATCCCCGAATTTTTGTATGTTATGTTTATCTCCGAACCATTTTTTAATAAATTGGGATGATTCATTATCGGAAATCAAAAAGAAACTTGAAATTAATTCGGTTAGCCTACGACCTCTAAACGTAGTGTAAGAATCAGAATTGGGTTCATAATAAAACCAAACAATTGGTGTATTATTTTTCTTTGAACAAATAAAATATTGTTCATTTTTCATAGGTTTTGGATTTTTTCTAACAATAATTTCATCACCCAAGTATTCATCCAAAAATTTATTTACTGATTTTTCCATGTGAACTAATTTGACCACAAAGATAATGAGAATTATTTTAACCGCAAAAAAAAAACTCCCAAATTGGAAGGTTATTCTATACCAAAAATCGGATTACCCGGAAAATGGTCTCTCATATAGGTATTAAAAAGTTTTTCTAATCGGTCTTCAGTTATGATATATTTCATAATTATTCTCGTTCAAATCTCATTCGTTCCAATTTATACCCATAAGTTTGATTTATAAATTTCAAAATTATTTTCGAGATTTCATCACGATTCATATTCATTGCGTCCATGAAAAAATTTTTAACATCATCAGATAATTCCAAAACTTCTTTATTAGGACTTATGGAAAAATAACCTCGAGTATTATCATCGACTAAAATTGTATAACCAGCAGACGGATACTTTTTCAAATTTGAGAAATTTTCTCTTAACCAGTTAATTGCAAATTTGGTTAATCTTGATTCAGTTATTATATATTTCATAATTATTTCTTACCCCAATCAATTTTACTTTGTTTAGCAGCATCTTTAGAAATACCACATTTAGTTGGTTTAAAATTAGGCCCCATTAAACCATCTAAAGGTACATCAGGTCGTTTATTTTGTTTTCTAATATATTTAAAATATTTAGTCATATCAATTTTAACTTTAGTCCCATCTTCCATTTCTCTATACACTACACTAGGCGCTTCACTTGTCGTTCCATTTAAGTAATTAGTTTCTTCATTATTATCTGAACTACAACTATTACTATACTCACCATCACTTATCCTAGTAACAATATTTAATTTTGGGATATTTAAACCAACACCATAAGCATTACTAACAGAAATATCAAAATTCTTTTTACGATTAGCCATTTGTTTAGATTTTGCTACGGCTCTTTGTTCCGGTGTTCCGAACATAGGTTTTGTGGTTGTAGATTGAGTAGTCGCAGAAGTAACCTGTTCAATTAAAAAATGATACTGAGATTGTTTTAATATTATTTCCATATTATATAAATAGTTGTGAGTTATTGTTTAACAATGGTGCTCCCACCACAAATAATGATTTGACGACCATCACTTATTCTATCGAAATAAACGCAACCATCTTTAATTTGGATTTCATTTGCGGAATAAATAATACCGGTTGATGTGGTAATCTCATAAATACCTTTTGGTTCCATAAACCAAACATACGAACCAATCTTAAATAAAATAAAAAGACCAATAATTATATAAACCAATTTTGTGTTCTTGGAAAAAAAATTCATGACACGACCAAAGACATCCATCATCTTAAACATAAATGAAGTCATCATCTTATTAAACTTTTCCAAATTTTGCATTTGGTTGTTATCGAAATTGAAATTGTTCATAGATTATAATTTTTGAACAAACCTTGAATATCCCAAATTACTTTTTGAGAGTTTATATAATGTCGCGCCCTCATTTACCTCATAATACAATGATAAACGAGATTTATTTGCATAACCCACATCGTTCCAATAAAAATTAATATCCTCTTTTTTTATGAATATATCATTCTTGAATATCATTCCACCCATATTTTTTGTCAAATGTTCCATAATTTGATTTCCATTTGTCGATTTTATGGTATTTGATAGGTTTGCCGCCAATGACGACATAAATATTTTGAAAGATGAATTAATATCCTTAATTCTTGGGACTTTTGAAAGTGAATTTACTATTATGTTATAATTTTTATCCGAGGCATCTATTTTGAAAAATTCAGATAAATAATATGGTTTATTGTATAAATTGGATTTAACCTCAATATCCGAACCTTTTTTTGCAACCACATAAACTTTTTTATTTGTCCTGTCTTCATAAATTAAAGTTTCTTTTAATTTCAAATCCGCTTTTACATTATCTTCACTGAAATCAAAATCAAACCCAAACTTTAATGATGACACAACTTTAGAAATAACTTCATCACCACCCGAATAATCTTTTGATTTTGAAATTTCATCTAAAATATAGAGAACCTTATTTAAGTTAGAATCTTGGGTGTTAAATTTGTCAGCATAGATTATTAAATCATTATAACCATAATCTTCTAATAAATTTACTTTTATTCTTGGAGATGTTCTAAATATATTAAATGGACTCAACTCTCCTTCGGCTAATGAATTTTCATAGTCCTGATACGCCAAAGAAGTTTCTCTATAAAACTTATCCAAATTTATTTCATCAGAACTTGTTAAAATGGATATTAGTTTTTTCTTATGATTTTCACCAAATCTTGGGTCTTCAAATATTGAAATAACTGACTCAATTTGGGCTTTAGCTATTTGAGGGTCTTTAGAATAAAGTTGTTTTATAATTTCACTTAATTTCTTTAACGAGAATGAACCTGATTTGTATTTGGAAATTAAATTTGAGATTTTAACAAAATAATCTTCATAAATTTCTTTATCTTCTAAATTCTCAATTGATTTTAATAAATTACTTAACTCAATACCTCTACCTCTACTTAATGTATCTTTACCATATTGTAATCCTTGCTTTTTAACTGCAGTTTTAAAATCATCAATAGAAGTTATATTTAAATTAACCGGAGTATTCAAGTCTATGAATGTATCTTTATTAGGTTCGATTGTTGTGTCTTCAACAATTAAACCCATCACTTCTTTTATCCTATTTATGTGTTCATTTAAATTCATATCAATAAAAATCCATATCTATTTTAGTGGTATTTATCCCATACATTTGATTTATCATTTTCAAAAATGATTCCTCCCAAATCATCATGTTTCCAAACATATCTTCAATTCTGTCAAAAAGTTCGGCACCAATTACGATGGTGTTAAATCGGGATTCCTGAGGATTAGGTAAATCATAACAAGGTTCCGGTAATTCACCCTTAAGTTCTTCAGGGTAATCACCTCCACTATCATAGTTTTCACCATCAACCAACTTAAATAAATAATCATCGTGTTCTCTACCTGGAAGAGTAAACCCAATCGCATAAATATCACAACATACTCCCCACCCACAATTAAAATCCGCCCAATTATAATCTAAATCATCAAACCCATCAAAAGATAAGTTTAAATATTTTGAAAGGACATTCGATAATTTATTTTCGCTAATAATATAATCCATAACTATAAATACCTTTATAAATAAAAAACCCACCGATTAGGGTGGGATTTATAAATGATTAAAAATTTTAACTTTCTTTTACATCCGTGGAATTTTGTTCATTAACCAATGGTTTTGCATCACCAAGTTTTGAGTTGATTAATTTTGAAAAATTCTCAGTCATAACCTTCATTCCTCCGGCGTGTTGTTCACGGATTGCATTTTTTTCTTCCTCCGATAAATTATTTAATAAGTGTTTCATAATATAGTTTTTATTATAAATACTTTGTTATAATAAAAAACCCACCAACTATGGTGGGTTAATTTTTACTTCTTACACCAACCGAAACAAATTCTTCCGAAAGTGATTGTTTGGATAAAATTACAAATTGTTTTCATATACATTAAGTTTTATATTTTATAAATATTATCTATTTGGTCTTTCAATTCCCGGAGGTAATCCATATGGATAATCATCGTCATAATAATAATCTTGTTCCTCAATCCATTCGGACGCTAATTCAGGTGAGTCAAATAATTTAACCTCCTCTTTTTTAACAGCCCAAAGTTCTTGACCTCCACCATAATAACCTTTGGCGATATTAATCACATAATAGTCCTGACCCTCATCAATTATTTTACCAACCTCATCAAGATAATTATTTTCACCTTGAAATGCACAATACTTTTTTGTCATATTATTTATTTCTAATTTGTTTCCAAGTTTTTAAATGTTCATCTAACTTTTCAAAACTATACTCTGTATTTAGTAAAGCATTTCTACACCAATCTCCAAATGATTTCATATCTTCCTCACTATACATTTTCTTGTCTTGTTGTTTTTCCATTACTTTGGCTTGTGCTATAATACCTAAAAGTTCAGAGAACGTAATATCTCTATACACCGCATCAAATATAAATTCTACAGCTGTTTTTTCCATATCTTATTTCTTTTTAAATTGTTCAAACCATTCTTTTGCAGATAAGTATGGTTGTCCTATCTGTGATTTTGCAAAGTGATTAATACAATATTCAGCATAATTATCCATATCTTCCTCACTATACATTTTCTTGTCTTGTAGCCATTCAGCACCTAATTTAAACCCATTTTTAAAAGATGTTGAGTATAGATTACCTTCTACGTGTTCATATAAATTCCAAGCTGTTTCAGAAGCTTCTTCAAGTGTTTCTTGTTTAGGTTCTTCTTTTGGAATGATGATGTCATGCATATTTTCGTAATAACTTGGTTCATCATCCACAAATCCCGCTATTAATGGTTCAATACCAACCTCCTCACAACTTGGATTCTTAACAAACCATTTTAAAAACTCATCATCAATAGCTTGTACATTATCTTTGATTAAGTCTTGGTCTGTTGTTAAAATGATTTTTCTACAACTACTTCTTTTTTTAACTTCAGTACATTTTAGTAAATGACCATTATTAATATACCAATCTCCTTCTTTAATTTCTTCATTAGAAGTGATGTAGATGTTTAAGTATTCCCAATATCTTGTATTATTAGTTACATTTATTGGTTCTAAAACAATAATATCATTAATTTTAGATTTTATTAATCTACTTGGTTTGTCTGTTGATAATACGTGTATGTTTTTCATATCTTATTTCTTTTTAAATTGTTCAAACCATAAAGGAATAGTAGTTACCAAAGGAAAATCTTTTAAAGAAGCTACTTTATAAAATTCTCTCAATATTTCTAATACTTCTTCCTCACTATACATTCTTTCTGCTTGCCATTTAGCTCCTCTTTTAAAGCCATCTCTGGCTGCCGTTATTTCTTCTCTGTTGTAATCATCACTCCTATACCATTCCTTAATTGGAAATTCTAGTAATGATGCTCTATCAACAGCTTCTTCAATTGTTTCTTGTTTAGGTTCTTCTTCTAACAATTCTTTTATTTCTTCAATTGATACACAATCAACATCACCATATCTACCTTTTTGTGGGTATATGTAACAACGTTTAATTTCTTTTTCGATACCTTCTACTTTTACATAGCAATATTTATTATCATCATAAGAAATTAATTCACATTCTCTTATTGGTGCTTCTACAAATTCTTTATCACCTAATTCAGTAATTGGGTGGTCTGTAAATAATTGTTTAGGTTCTTCTTTTGGAATGATTATTTTGTAATCAAAATGTTCTAAATTACCATAACTGTAATCTTTTTCAATTTCAACCTTCTCACAACTTGGATTCTTAACAAACCATTCTAAAAATTCATCATCAATAGCTTGTACACCATCTTTGATTAAGTCTTGGTCTGTTGTTAGAATAATTTTTTCACATACAGAATTATGGTGTTTCCCTCCCGTAGTATCAATTACCATATATCCATCAATATAATCTACTTTTCTTAAAATAAATCCATTAACTAATACCCAATCCCCTTCTTTAATTTGTTCATCAGAAGATGTGATGTAGATGTGTCTATTACTTACCGACCCTCCTTGTGATGTAACTGTATAACTAAATGCGTAATATTTTGCCTTTGTATTAAAATATAATCTACTTGGCTTATCTGTTGGTAATATGTGAATGTTTTTCATAATTAAATTAATTTGGACAAAGATATTAAATATTTTTTAATCTGCCAAATTAATTCCCAAATTCAATTTCGGTTTCAAGATTTGATGATTCATCATATTTTAAATTTTGGTCAATAAGTTCCTCACCCAAAGAATAATAATTTTCATCCAAAGATTTCATATCCCAAGCATTCTTGGTGATATAATTTTTAACCTCATCCTCGGTCATATTATTTAATTCAGGATAATTGTCTGTGTCAATCTCAATTGACTCTCTTGTAAAATAGGTGGTTTGTGATTCAACCACATTAACAGTTAGTTTCATATTTTTAATTGTTTAATTCATCAACATCAAATTCACCTTCTTCATCAAACCATCCGTCCCAAAAATTATCAAGAAGTTTTTGTCCCAATTCTTGAACTTCTTCAGGATAATTATTGTCTTGACCCCAATGCCCTTCATAGTCGTCAGCACCATTTGGTTTATATAAAAATTCTTGTTCACCATACTTATCAGATTCCACTATTCGGAATAAGTATTGGTCCCCATTTTCGGTTTCCACCTCAAATTGTTTTGTAATAATGAATGATATTTCACTCATAGGTTCAATAACCTTAATTTTTTGTCCCATAATATTATTTTTTTATTAAATGATAAGAAATTAATTTTAATTTTCCAAGAAAGGGGTTGGGGATTCCATCGAACGAAGTGAGTCCGGACGAACATCTATAATCTTTCCATACTCAATAACCAAATCAACCTCAAAGTCCTTTCTCCAATCATACTCACCCGGAAGATAATCAGGATAATAATGTTCACTAACAATAAATCCCAATTCATTAACAATCCAATCGTAAATATATTTTTTGTCTTTAATCACATCCAAAGACAAATAAGAAAATATTCCATGAAAAAAGAAATAGTTATAATAAGTATATCCGGAATATCCGACTTTAATCACCCATTGATTTGTGGTCGAGTTAATTAACCAAAAAGAACCAGCACGATAATATAGGGTATAACCTTCAATCGATGTATTAAGAACTTTATTGACTAACTTTTCCATCTCTTAGAACTTCGGTGATTTTACCCATGGGGTTTTGGCTCGCATCTGCTTTTGTTTTCTTTACACCATTATCAATAACATTATTAATCATTTTGGGAACATCATACACATCAGTATTATTGTGATGCATCCATTCTAATGTTAAATAAATATCACCACCCTTGTTAGGTGTTTTTGTTTTCTTAATAATATCATCAACCATTTTGGAAGGATTTTCACGAGATATGGTTTTCTTAACACCAAACATAATTGCTTCGTCAAGATAATTGACAAACGGTTTTACTCTATTTTTCTTACTGTGATAATAATTACCCCAATCTCTATTACCATCTTGAGCCGGTAATGGGTTAGTTTCTTTAATACCATTATCAATAACATTATCAATACAACCATTTTGATTTAAGTCACCAATTATTGACTCGTTCCAAGAGTTAGTTTCTTTCACACCATTTTTAATAATTCCGTTAATTCTTCCTTTGTGGTGGTATGTATCATTATGAGTTTCTTTTACACCAAATTCAATAACCTCCTCAACCTCACCTTCCGTTAGGTCCTGAACCCTAAGGGGTTCTTGAATACCATTTTCAATTACATCATCAATAAACTCTTTGTGGAAAACTGACCCCCAAGCAATACCTCGAATCCCATTTATAAGATTATTTTCAACCCATTTGGTAATGTAATGTTCATTTTCAACAACATCCATTGAAACATATGCAAATAATCCATTAAAAAAATTATAGTCATACCATAAAGTTCTATCTTCGGTTAATTCAATAACCCATTGTTTGGTGTCCGTGAATATTAACCAAGTGGAACCTTTATGATGATACACATCACAACCTTCAACCGATGAACTAATTATTTTATTGATTATTTTTTCCATAGACCACAAAGATATAACAATTATTTTACACTACCAAAAAAAAGGGGGGCTGGGGATTCCATCGAACGAAGTGAGTCCGGACGGACAGCGGTATACGAATAACTACCCAATATGTTCCATCAATCCCGGAACCTCAATACCCGCCTCTTCATACATAAGATAATTCATAACATCTTTACCCTTTGTTAATAAGGTAATTCTCTTATGTTCATCCTTAGTCAAATAAATGGTGGATGAATATTTCTTAATTAATGAAATAAATGTATCAACATCCATATCAGGATTTTTATTCAATTC